CGGCCTTTCAGACCTTCCGCTTTATCCGGTGCGCTTTGCAGGCATGCCGGCAGATCCGCCGGCAGCAGCCGGACGCAGCACCCAGGAGCCTCACATGCCCGAAGCAGTCATCGCCGTCGTCTCTGACAATACCGTCGCCCTCAAGGCAGAGCGCGAGCGTTGCGCGCAGATCGCTCTCCTGCAGCGCCAGTTCCCCGAAGTCCTTACCCGCGAGCTGGCCGACACCGCCATCAACGAGGGCCACACCCGCGATGCAGTCGCGTCCATGGTGCTCGATAAGAAGCGCGAGAAGGAAGCCACCCTCAACGCCGGCGCATCGGCCGTCACGCTCAGTGCCAAGGAAGCCCGCGCATACGACTTCCTCGCCGTGATGCGCGGCGATCGCAGCGTCGAGCAGCCCAGCCTGGAGAAGGAAATTTCCGACACGCTGACCAAGACGCTCGGCCGCGCCACCGGCAACATCTTCATCCCCACCAACCAGCCCATCTTCCGGATGACCAGTGACGAGCGCGCAGCGCGCACCCGCGCCGGCCTCTACACCGGCACCTCGGGCGCAGGCGGCGCCACCGTGGCCACCGAGCTGATCAGCTTCCTCGACTTCCTCCGCCCGGCGCTTCGGCTGCCGGGTATGGGCGCGGAGTTCATGGGCGGCTGCACCAGCAACTTCGCACTGCCCAAGATGACCGGCGACGCCGGCTTCAACTGGGTGGGCGAGAATCCGGGCGCGGACAACACCGACGTCGACCCTACCTTCGGCCAGGTCTACTTCAGCCCGCTGCAGGCGATCGGCTCCACCAGTTGGTCGCGCCAGTTGCTGGTGCAGTCCACCATCGACATCGAGGCCAAGGTGCGCAACGCGCTGGTATTGCGCGCGGCCATCGGCATCGAGACGGCGGCGCTTGCCGGCACCGGCGGAACCCAGCCCACCGGCCTGCTCACCACCACCGGCGTCCATGTGGTCGCGCTCGGGACCAACGGCGCCACCCCCACCAAGCAGAACTACATCGACATGTTGACCGCGTGCTTCGTGGCCAACGCCGCCCTGGGCGAGCAGAAGTATCTGCTCACTCCGGAGATCGCGGGCTACCTGGCCGGGCTGCCGGAACTCGGCAACACCATCGCGCTGCCCACCTTCACCTACGCGGCGGATGGCAAGGGCCGCATCAACGGGCACGAAGCTGCCTGGTCGAACCTGCTGCCGAAGACGCTCGTCAAGGGCATCTCGGGCGCGGTTTGTCACGCGGCCATCGGTGGCAGCTTCAACGCATTGACGATCGCCGAGTGGGGCGCGATGGAGATCATCCTCGACCCCTACACGCTGGCCCGCCAGGGAATGATCAAGATCATCGCGCAGTTCCTGGTGGACTCCAACCTCACCTATCCGCAGGCCTTCTCTGTGGCCCTGGACCAGCTCGTCTAGATCCTTCGGGTGGCGTGGAGAAACTGCCTCGCCGCCCGCGCACCACCTCACCTTTTTTTTGATTCGCACCACGGAGATCCCCAGTTATGGCAATCACTACCGTCCAGCCAGGCAGCAGCAAACTCAAAACCGTCAATGTCACCGCCAAGGCCGTTCTCGGTCCCGGCGGCGTGGTCCTCACCAAGGGCCAGACCGTCCGCGTTCCCGAGGCCGATGCGCACACGCTGGTCTCCGGCGGGCAGGCACAGTTCGTGACGGCCGAAGAGCAGCCGGTAAAGAAGTAGGCCATGTACGGCGACGCCGATCTGCCCACGTTCTTCGCGGACTTCGGCGTCGCTGTGAATTTTCAGGGCGTCGCGTCGAAGGGTAACTTTGACCGCCCGGTCGACGTGAAGCTCTCCGAGCAGGGCTTCGGCGGCGCCATCATTGCGACCCCCGCGGTCCGGATGCCGTACAACGCCTTTCGGCCGATGCCGAAGACGGGAGATGCAGTGACTGTCGACGGCATGGACTACACGGTCAGCGAGCCCACCGCGGAAGCCGACGGCGCCGTCGTGTGCTACGAGCTGAAGAAGGTCGCGCTGGGGTGCAGAGCATGACCGCGCCCAGCATCCAGTCGCAGGTCATGGCCAAGGTAGTCGCCACCGTCAACATGCCTGGGGTCGCGCTGGCCTGGCGCTCGCGCATGTCCGCCTTCAACGCCGGCGAGCTGCCCGCCATCAATGTGCTGCCGGAAGAGGGCGACGCCGAGTACCTCGACACCGATTCGATCGACCGCAAGTTCACTTTCCGCGTCCGCCACATCACCGCGTCCGTGGATGAGTGCGACGCGGCCATCGATCCAGTTTATGTAGCAGCCCAGAAGCTGCTCTTCGCCGACCCCACGCTCGGCGGCCTCGTGCGCTTTACCCGCGAGAACAGCCAGAAGTGGGAGTTTGAAAAGGGCGAGCTGGATACCGTCGCCCTGGTTGTGACGTATCAAGCGGAATTTTCCACGACCCGGAGCGATCCGAGCGTGGCCTGCGGCTAGTGCTTCGCACCGTTCTCGATACTTCGCGCTAGAACAAAGCGCGAAGCGTGAAAGACAAAAGGAGTTACACCATGTTCAAGAAACTCACCGGCGACCTCGCCCAGACCAGCGTAGGCTCCAACGTCACCTTCACGGCCACCACTGCCACCGGCAGCCCGACCCTCACCGCCCTTTCTAGCGGCGCGCTCGGCCAGTTGGCAATCGGGCAGGTCCTCACCGGCGCCGGCATTCCGGCCAACACCACCATCATTGGCTTCGGCGGCGGCGTTACCATGTCGGCCAACGCCACCGCAACCGGCGTAGCGACTGTGATCGCCGCGGCTGAGGTCCAGGTGGTCGGTCTCAACGAGTGGTCGATCGACTGGAAGCGCAAGACGGTCGACGCCACCACCACCGACGACTCCGCCTATGAATCCTCGCTCGGCTCGACCGCGAGCTGGACCGCCAAGGCGAAGTACATCTTCTACGATGGCGAGGCCTCGCAGCTCGACTTCATCCTGGCCGCGATCATGTCGCCGCAGGCGCCGCAGAAGTGGAACTTCTTCCCCGACTACGCCAACTCGGACATCGTATGGACCGGCCTGGCGTTCGTCGACGGCATCCCGATCACCGCCGGCGTCGGTAAGATTGTCGGGCTCGACGTGAGTCTCAAGGGCACCGGGCCGCTGACCATCGGCAGCCAGTCTGCTCCGATCGCCAACCCGAACACGATCACCGGCGAGCAGGCGGAGGTATAAGGACTTCGTGCCGTTCTCGAACGCCAGGACGGGGCGAAGCACCGGCGATGGGCGAGGTTGTTTTTAGCCGTGTTCCCCCACGCAAGGACGGCCAGCCCGTCGCCGTGAAAACGCAATGAGGAACCCGATGAAAATGCTGTGGATATTGCCGCTGCTTCTGTTGGCTGGATGCGGGTTGCCAGCCGCGCCGGTCGCGCCCGTGCCGGCGCCTGGGGTTTATCAGGTCCAAGTCATCGCGCGGGATGCGGCAGGGAACCAGCAGAGCAAGACGCTCACCGTCACCATCGTTGGGGTAAGTGGTAAGTGAGAGCGAGGGGTAAGTGGTAAGTAAGAGCGAGGGGTAAGTTGTAAGTGAGAGCGAGGGGTAAGTTGTAAGTCAGTGCAGCGCGTCGCCTTTTTTGTTTTTGCTGACCTTTTTTGTTTTTGCTGACCACTTACCACTGATCACTTACCACCGGTCACTTACCACTGATCACTTACCACCGAGTTTTTGAAAGGGTTACATGAAGATTTCCGCAGCCCGCGGCGCCATTGCCATCACGCTCGACCGCCCGCGCATTCTCTTCTTTGACATGGCAGCCACCTGGATGCTGGTGCAGCGCTACGGCGCCGGCTTCGTCCGCGAGCTGTACATCCTGGAAGGCATGGGGCTCAACCGCAAGGTCAAGCTCAAACATCCGGACGCGCTGCGCTTCTTTCTGTGGGCCGGCCTGCAGGCGGAGATCTCCGACACCGGCGAGACGCTGACCGAGGAAGACGCCGCCGCGCTGATCCACCCGTGGACCTTCGAGCCCATCTTCAACGCGCTGGTCATGGCGATCACTGGCGCAATTTCAACGCCGGCGCCGCCGGGAAAACTCGAGGCCCCGCCGGCGCCGCCGCCAAGCCCGGCCGGAAAAAGAAAACCGGCTTCGACTTCCGCGAAGCGCAGCGCTTCGCCTGTGGCGGACTAGGCCAGACCGCAACTGAATTCTGGGCCAGCACCCTGCGCGAGTACAACCTGGCGCGCCAGGGCTACGACCGCGTCCTCAGCGATCGCCGGCGCCGCGAGGGGGAGTGGATGGCGATGCTGCTCAACTCCCAGTACTCCGAGGCCCGCCTCACCGCCGACGTGCTGCTGGGCGAGGAGCTCCCCGACGCCGGCGGGATCCAGGCGGACCTGAAAAAGCTCAACGCGCTGGTTGCCAGCCGCAAGGCGACGGGCGGACGCGCCATCACCCCGGCGGATCTGGTGGGCGACGGACGTGGCCGGGGCGACCTGGGCGACGTTGCGGCCGCAGACCGGAGACTGACCAAGCTGCTGGCGAGCCGGGGTAAGCGCCGGTAGGCCGTTTTTGGGGATGCTACCCCCCACCGGATCGCCAGCGGCGCGCTGTGGAGGCTGCCGTGGGCCGGGCGACCCCGAATTTTGGCGGTTTCGCCGGATCGGGCGGCTCCGTGGCAGTATCTCCATGGAACCGGGGACAGAGGGGTAAATGGCAACCAAGGGCGTAGTCATCCAGATCACCGGCGATGGGGCCAGCGCAGCCAAGGCGCTGGAGATGGTCGATGCCCACCTTAAGCAGACGGCCGAAGAGGCCAAGAGCTCGGGCTCGTCGATCTCGTCCGCGCTGGGCGGCATACAGAACGCGCTGGGCACGCTCGGGATCTCGGTGGGTATCGGCGCGGCCATCTCCGAGCTGAAACAGATGATTAGCACCAGCGTCGACCTCGGTGTCGAGATTGGCCATCTCTCGCAGAAGACCGGCATCGGCACCGAGACCCTCTCCGGGCTGAAGTATGTCTCCGACGTGACCGGGGTCAGCTTTGAATCCTTGCAGCGGGCGAGCAAGAAACTTTCCACCGAGATGCTGGATGCGGAAGAGGGCAAGAAAGCGGCGATCCAGAGCTTCGGCCTGCTCGGCATCAGTGTGGAGCAGGTTCGCGCCCACTCCAACGATCTCTACGGGATGCTGGAGATCCTCGCCGATAAATTTCAGACGATGCCCGACGGTCCGCAGAAGCTGGCCATCGCCACTCAACTGCTGGGCAAGACCGGTCTGGACCTGATCCCGATCCTCGACCAGGGAAGCGCCGGGCTGGCAAAGTTCAAGGCGGAGGCCGAATCGCTCGGCTTGGTGCTGGATGCCGCCGGTATCGCCAAGTTGGAGGCGATGCATGCGGCCGAGGTAAAGCTCGATGGAGCAACTCAGGGGCTGGCTCTATCGTTGACCAGCGCACTGAGCCCGGCACTTACCGATATGGCCAGCGCTGCTGAAAAAGGTATTGAAAAACTTCGTCAACTGATGGTAGCGTCCGGCAATGCCGGTATGGAAAATTTCAGTAGCTACCGGACCGTAAAGACAGCCACAGACTACAAGCAATATGTTCCGCAGAGCGTGACGGCGATCAGTGAGTCGAACCTGGTTCCAACCGCTATGGCGGCGCAGAAAGCTGCCGACGCTGCCCAGGCGCAGGCGGTGGCACTCGACGCGAAACACAGCAAAGGCCTCGTGTCGAAGAAGGAATATGAGAAGCAGAAGCTCGCGGTGCAGCAGGAATACTATAGCCAGTCGCAGGCCGCCGCGGCCGCCTATTATCTACGTGAACAGTCCCTTCACGATGCTGCCCTCAAATCTGGAAACGAGGCTGATCGGGCTACTTATCATACGATGATGCTCCGCCACGGTGCCGTTATGGAGCACGACACCGAGATGCTGGCGCAGCTAGCACCAAAGGCACCGGCGCTCAACATTTCCGGGGACGACGACGGCGGCAAAGGTACCGCGGCGGTGCAGGCGGCTGCGGTCCCGATCGATAAGTCGGTGGCCGCGCTGGTGGCTGCGCGCCAGAAGGCCGCGATCGATGCGCTGCACCAGATGCAGGAGCTGGCCCGCGAAGCGCCTCCGGCCGCCGTCGATGTCTCTTCGATGGCGGGGATCGAGAAACAGAAGCAGCAGGATGCGGCGCTGGCGGCGCTCGACCTGAAACGCACAGCCATGCAGCGCGAGTCCGGGCTGGTGGAGACCCAGGTGCAGCAGCAGGCGCTGGCCGGGACCCTGAGCCAGCAGGCCGCGCTGAAGGACCTGGACGCCGAACATGCAGCGGAGATCGTTCGCCTGCAGGCGCTGGCGGCCGAGTATGCCGCGTTCGGCGATGCCGGCCGCGCCGCCTACGCGGAGATCGAGGAAGAGATCACGCGCGAGATGGAGGCGGAGAAAAAAGAGGATAAGAAGTCCTCGGGCGTCGAGGCGGCCAAGCAGCTCGGCGACGGCATGACGTCGATGGCCGAGAAGATGGCGCGCGCCACCGGCACCGGCCGCGAAGGCTTCCACAAGATGTGCATGAGCATGGAGCAGGACCTGGTCGAACTGGCGGCGAAGTTCGCGATCAACGCGTTCCTCAAGCCGTTTATGACCGGGCTGGGCGCGGGAATGTCCGGGGGCGGGGGCGGGGGCGGCGTTGGCGGTGGGGGCGACGGCACCGACCTGGCCGCGCTGATCGGCAACGGGCATGCCGGCGGCGGCGACATGAACTCGCCAGGGATCGTTGGCGAGGAGGGCCCCGAACTGTTCTTCCCCGAAGGCCCCGGCACGGTGATGCCCAACGATGCGCTGCAGAACCTCAGCAAGAGCAGCGGCGGCGGCGGCGCGCCCAGCATGACCATGAACGTTACCAACGCCAGCAGCCAGCCGGTGACGGCGCGCCAGACCGGCAGCAGCTTCGACGCCGACACGCGCAGCTACATGACCCATGTGATTCTGGAGGACCTGAGCCAGAACGGTCCCATCTCCACTGCGATGCGCGCCGGCGCCTAGGAGCCTACGCCTCTCGACTTCTTGACAAACTGACGGCGCAAGGTTGCGTCCACAGTGGACTGCCAGCCTCTACCGGTGGCTCTCAATGCGTCGATTACGTCGGACGATAAACGTATCGAGGTAAGGACCTTCGTGGGCGCCTTCTGCAGGCCGCGCCTCTTCCGGGATGCTTTCTGAATCGCTGAAAGTTTAGCCTGAAGGCTCGCGGGGAGATCCTCGAAACGCTTCGATCGGTCGAACATTTCTTTCGTCCACTCGGGGTTCTCGGCATCAGGAATCCCATCCTGCACTGGCTCTTTAGTTTTGGGCATATTGATTTCTCTCCTGTGCGTTTGCTTTGCGGAGGCTGATTGCGCGGATCGTATTCGGGGCGTCTTCATCGCGGAAGATGAGGGTGTAGAGCAGGGCGTCGAGCCAGCTAATGGCGATCACCCGGATTTCCCCATAGTCCTGCGAGTCGTCGTCAACGTAGTAGGCGGTGTCGAAATCGAAGTCTTCGGCCCGAGCCAACGAGATGCCATGCTTTCTGATGTTCTCGGCATCTTTTGCGGGGTCAAAGGTGACTTCCATGTATCTAATTGTATCGACAATAAACTAAGATGACAAGCGAAATATCGAAGATTAGAACTTCACGGAGAGGCCGGTGCCGCGCAGGGCATCGTTGACGGCCACCTCGGTGGCGGCGCGGGTGAAGTTGGCATCAAACTTCGCCCCCACCGTCTTCTCGACAAGTTCGGTCATCGGGAAGACCCCCTTCACATGTCCGTGACTGATGAGGAGGTACCAGGGCTCCGCATCTCTCGATCCGCCGTGCCAGCTCATCCCGCCGTGACGCACAAAGATGCACTGAATTCCCGACTTGGCCTTCTGGACGAAGGCGACAAACTCGGCTGTTCCCAACTTCTTCAGCGTCTTCTTGCCGATCACTCGCTTGACGGCACCGGCGCCCGAGCTGAAGCTGCCCTCATAGCTTTCCCCAAACTGCGCGTTTGCGGGCAACAGGGCCCGAGGACGGAGGTTGTCCGGGATCACACGTTTGCGGCTGGTGTATTTGAAGAGGTAATCGGTCGGGATCGCCAGCCAGCGGTGGCCGCCGACGGGAACCTTTTCGCCGCCATCCTGCTGCCGCGGCAGATAGTCGGGATGGCTTGCGTTGCCGGTGTCGGTGTAGACCTCGGCCATCATCTTCTCCTTGGTCGCCGGCGTGATCTTGGTATTCCGGACCGTCCAGTCGTTGCGGATATTGAACACGCCACCCTTCTCAAACTGGCGTACGACGGTCTGGGCGTCCTGGGCGGTCATGGTGAGGGACCGCGCGATGACGAAGGGGAGCGACTGGTCGCGGAGGGCTCGGATGCCTCGCAGCGGTCCGTCGACGTCCACACTCACTTTGACCAGGTCGCCCATGCGGCCATTCTCCCGGCCTTTGCTAGTGTCGGGCAAGATGGCGCATAACTGGGGTGCGGCGGCGTGGACTCAGCACAGTCCCGGGCTTCGCCCCCAGTGTCATCTCCGGCGCCGCTGCAACGTGCTTCGCCCCGTCCTGGACCGCTTCCGCGGTGCTTTCACGCGCGTGAGCGCGTTGAGGACCGCACGAAGTGCCGGTTTTTGCACGATTCTGACAGAAGGCCTCAGAATCCCCGCGTGAGCAACCCAGCATTTCCGGAGCTGAGCCGCGCGCCCTCGCTGCGGACCAAGACCGCCACCATCGACCCCACGCTGCGCGATCCCATGGAGAACGGGATGCAGAGCACCCGCGCCAAGTTCACCCGGCGGCGGCGCAAGTGGCAGGTCACCATCGATTTTCTGACCAATGACGACTGGACCAGGCTCGAGACCTTCGTCCAGCAGGACGCAGTTTACGGCGCGCAGATCTTCACCTTCCAGGACAACCGCGATCCGCGCAACCCGGTGACGCTGCTGGTCCGCTTCGACCCCGTTCCCACCTACACCGACGCCGGCTATGTCGGCGCCGAGTTCCGCCAGAACGCCAGCTTCGGGATCTCGGAGGTCTGATGTCTACCCGGCCGCCGTTCTCCCTGCTCTCCGTCGTCGCCAACATCGAGCGCCACAAGCTCGCGTCCTCGGAGCCGTGGCTGCTGCTGATGGATCTCGCATGGCCTGGCACCGACCCGCTGACCGACACCCACCTGCGCCTGGTGCGCGACCTGAACCCCTGCACCTTCGACGCCAACGATGGCAACGGCCCGCAGACCTACACGCCGTTCAACTTCCAGATGGGCGACCTCAGCGTCAGCTCCAACGGCAGCGTGCCCGACTGCGAGGTCCAGGCCTCGAACGTGATGCGCGCGTTGCAGCAGACCATTGAGCAGTACGCCGGCGTCGTGGGCGCGGCGCTCGATCTCTACGCCGTCAACACCGCCAACCCCGCCGGCGAGCCCGACCTCACGCTGAGCTTCACCGTCAAACAGACCATCAGCGACGCCAAGCTGATCCACTTCAAACTGGGAGCTTCCAGCCCGCTGCGGAGATTGTTCCCGATCCACATGTACCGGCCGAACTTCTGCATCTGGCAGTACAACTCGCCAGACCTGCAGGCGCTTACCGCCGCGGCGATCACGGCCGGCCACCCGCTGGTGGATCCGCTGGGCGCGCAGTGCGGGTACATCGGCGCGCTGACCACCTGCAGCCACACCATCGACGGCGCCACCGGCTGCATCGCGCACAACAACCTGATCCGGATCGGGACGTTTCCCGGGATCGACACCAACGGCGCGGCCGTGGCGAGTGTCGCATGAGGAACCCCTGCTATCAGGACTTCAGCGACTATGCGGCCGAGGTCGCGAAGTGCCTACCGGCGCGGCTGTACGCGGACCTGGTTGGCAAGCCCTTTGCCGCGGGCGGACGCGGCCCGGATGTTTTCGACTGCGTCGGCCTGGCGGCGGAGATCCAGCGACGTCGCGGGCTGGCCGTTCCGGAGTTCTATTCGAGCGAGGCCGAGCTCCACCGCCAGATCGCGGCGGGCGGATTCCTCGCCGACTGCCAGCGCGTGCGCAAGCCGGAGCCGGGCTGCGTTGCGCTGCTCAAGATGGGTCTGCATGAGCATCACCTCGGCACGATGGTATCGCAGCACCGCATCCTCCACACCACGGCACAGACCCGCGGCGTGGTGGTCGAGTCCATCCTCGGGCCGCTGTTCAAAAACCGCATCCTCGGCTTTTATCTGCTGGCCAGCGAGCCGGCAAGTCAGCGAGTCAGCGAAAAACGCTTCGCGCCAGGCCTCGGCGCGTATTCCAACGGCGACGAGGGCGCCCGCCCATGATCACCATCGTCGAAGTCAAGAATCCGCTGCAGCCCTCGGCCGGCCGCACCACGCGGGAGATGGACTGGCACGGCGGCGAGCGCCTGGACAGCTTTCTGGTCCGGTGCGTCAGTCCGCGATCGGAGTTCGATCACATCACGGTCTCGCTCAACGGCCGCGTGTGGGAGCGCTCGCTGTGGGGCGAGCTGACTTTGAAGGACGGCGACTGCGTCGTCTGCGCGCCCCGGCTGGCGGGCGGAAGCCTGCTGCGCACGCTGGCCCAGGTTGGGGTGATGGCGGCCGCGGTGGCCGTGGGCGCAATTACCGGCGGCGCGGGCTTCGCTTTGATGGGACTCACCAGCGCGGCTACCGCGAGCCTGCTGGCCGGCGCGGTCTCGGTCGCGGGCAACCTGCTGATCTCCGCGTTCCTCAACAATCCCAGCAAAAAGTCCAGCTCGCCCAGCTACGCCTTCGATGGGCCGCAGTCGCTCGCGCAGTCGGGCACCGTCATCCCCAAAGGCTATGGGACGTTCCTCTCCGGCGGCAACATCGTCTCCAGCTTCGTCGACGTCGAGGGCGCCGATCAGTACATCAACGCGCTGGTGTGCTACGGCTACGGCCCGGCGCGCTCGATCACCGGGCTGCAGATCCAGGGCAAAGACATCGCCGAGTACGGGAACGTGAGCTACTACACCCGCCTCGGCAGCAATACTCAGACGCCCATCCCCGGCTTCAATCGCATTGTCAACGGCTACCCGCAGGACGCGCAGTGCCTCGCCGGCGTGCCTGTGATCGTGCCCGGCACCGGCGACCTTACCCAGGAGCTCCAGGTGGACGTCGTCTTCCCCGACGGCCTTTGGGTGCTGACCAATGACAACAACCTGATCCCCGCGACCATGACCTATCTGGTGGAGTATGCGCTCAACGGATCGACACCCGGCCCCTTTCCCGGCAACACCACAGCCGGGAGCACAACCGTCACGGGGGTCAACACCTTGCTGCTCACCGCCGGTCAGCCCATCTCGGGGGCGGGAATCCCGTCCGGGACGACGATTGCCCACGTCGGCACCGGCATAGGGATAGGCGCGGGTCCTTATGGCCCTTATGGGACGCTCATCCTCTCGGCTGCCGCCACCGTCACGGGAACCCCGAATTTGACCTGTACAGGGTATCCGGGCGGCCGGGAGGACTGGCAGCCGGCGCTCTACCCCGCCTCCACCGAGGACGTGGTCACCTACCACCTCGATGGGTCGCCCTATCCCTATCCCACCTGGTGCGCGATGGCCACCGACCTGGCGCCAGGCCTGGGCGTGGTCTACGCCACCGACAGCGGCTCGCATTATCCCGGCGAACCCTACGCCACCAGCGAGGGCGTTGAGGTCCTGAATCCGGATGGCACCACCTGGACCTACTCAAAGAACTGCACCGGCGAGTGGCAGCTCACCGTGCCCAACATCAACCTGGTCCTGGTGACCGGCTGGACCGCCGGCTACCAGAGCGCGACCTTCTGCCAGCAGACCGCGTGCTATCAGCGCACCACCATCTACATGCCGGCGGCGGGCAAATATGACGTGCGCATCACCAAGTACGGGTCCGCGCGCTGGGGCAGCCCTGGCGACATCTCGCCGGGGGACAACTGGTCGCCGCAAATCGGCCAGGACATCTGGGTGCACAACGTCAACGAGATCAGCCTGCTGGATCTCGCCTACCCCAATATGGTCCTGATTGGCGTGCGCGCACTGGCCACCGGGCAGATCTCCGGCGCCAACCTCAGCATCACCGCGCTGATTGAGTACGGCCTGCGGACGCTGGATAACAATGTGCTACCGGGAGCGTTACAAGCCTTCGAAGAGGACAACCCCGCCTGCGTCGCCGCGGACATGATGCTGGACGGCCTCTATGGCGGCGGCCAGTGGCCCGGCATCGTCGCCGCCAACATCGACCGCTTTATCGATGAGTGGGTCGCGTGGGCGGAGCTGAACGACGAGCTGGTCGACGACGGCAACGGCGGCAGCATCCGGCGCCACGTCTTCAACGGCGTCTTCGACAACGAGTCGAACCTGTGGGACCAGCTCAACGTGGTGGGGCGCATGTCGCGCGCGCAGCTCATCCCGCTGGGCCGCGACTACGGCGTCTTCCTCGACCAGGCCGATGTGCCGGTGCAGATCTTCACCATGGGCAACATCCTCGACGACAGCTTTAACGAGACCTGGATGGACATCGACGCGCGCGCCAACCAGGTCGAGATCCAGTTCGCCGACTCCACCCGCTACTACCGGCAGGATAACCCGCTGGTCTACATGGACCCAGCCAACCAGGATGCCGGCGTCGTCATCAAGAACGTGCGCGTCGACGGCAAGGGAATTACCGTGCCCGCGCAGGCCTGGCACCTGGCTCGCTTCAAAGAACGCTGCAACCAGTTTCTGCTGCGCACGGGCACGATCAAGTGCGACGTGGATGCGATCGCTTCGCGGCCCGGCAATGTCGTGATCCTGCAGCATGACGTGCCTGAATGGGGTTGGGGCGGCCGAACGTTGCCGGGTTCGACCGCTGCTTCCGTGCTGGTCGACCGCGACGATCTCCCCTTCGTCACTGGGACCAGCTACTCGCTGATTGTGCTCCTCGCCTCGGTGCAACGCTACGCCGGCACGGTGACCGCGGTCGCGCCAGTGATTGACGCCACCGGCGCCAACACCGGCACCCAGCTCACGCTCTCGAGCTTTGACAACGCCAACCGCGTCACCCGCGCCGTGGTTACGGCCGGCGCTGCCAGCTTCGACTCCCCGATCGTCAGTACAGGAGTGGGCCTGGTTGTCATCCAGCCGGTCGCGGGCTTTACGGCGGCGCCGGGCCAGAGCTATGAGCTCTTCGACACCGACGTGCTCGAAACCGCTACGGTGACCGGCATCTCGGCATCGGCTGGCCTTTCCGGTACGGGTGGCCTCAGCGTTGAACTCGGCACCCCGTTGTCGCAGGCGCCTGCAGACTATTCCACTTACTTTTATGGCCCGGCCGGCTCGCAGAAGCTGGTCCGCATCTTGACCATCCGCAAGGCTTCGGAGTTCCGCGCGAACATCGAGTGGATCGATTACAACCCGGACGTGTACGTGGATGCAACCCCCATCATCGGCGAAACCAGCGCGCAGAGCAGCAGCAACCCCGGCGTCACCAAGCTGACCGGCTTGCTGGTGCCGCAGTTGTCTGGGGGGGCTTTTATCCCCTTCGCCGCGCTGGCCTGGCAGAACGGGCCGGACACGGTCGGCGTGGGCATCTACGCGACCTACCTGAACCCCACCACCGGCGCGCCGGCCGGCAACCCGCAGATGGTCGCCCGGCTGAAGAGCAGCCCTACCTCCTGGCAGCAGCAGATGCAGGCGGGAACGGTGGTGGAGTATACGGTGGTCGGTTTCGACGTGAATAACGACTACGCGGGCTTCAACTCCGCGCCCACCGTCACCATCAGCGCAGTCGCGGCCGTGGTGGCCTCGCCCCAGGCCGGCACCCTCTACCCCATTGGCACCGGCTCGCTGACCCAGGTGGCGTACCCGTCCGGCACGGCGACCATCATCTGCAACCCGTTTACCGCGCAGGTCGGGCAGCTCTCGCTTTCCATCTTTCCCGGCGGGGCAGTCTCCATCCCCAGCCTGCTGCAGCAGACCACCTACTACGTCTATTACATCGACTTTGCCAACGCGGGCGGAAACGTCACGCCCATCGCCACCACCAACATCGCGGACTTCCTGGGCAAGCCTGGCTATTGGCTCATCGATTCGATCGTCACCGGCTACGCCAGCGCCACGGCGCGCTACGTTCCCACCGTGCGCAGCATCAACGGCGGGGCCTACGTCTCCGCGTCGCCGGTTGGCAGTTATGTTGCGGCCATCGGTTCGGTCGCGGGCACCAGCGTCTATCCGCAGACGGCGACCTCCTCGACCAGCGCCAAAGAGACATGGTCAGGCTTCCCGAGCCTCACCCTCGCCAGCGCTGTCACCCTCTACGTGGGTGCGGCCTATGGGATCACCCCGATCCCTTATGTCGCCGGAGGATCGGCGATGCCCGCCAGCATCGTGTGCAGCATCGGGGGGACGCCCACCACGCTCTTCAGCAGCAGCTCGGTCACGGGTCCGGCGACTTATACGGCGTCGGTGCCCGCAGGCACTAATCTGGACACCGTCAGCGTCACCTCGACGGTGTCGGGCGCCGGCGGCACCATCACGGCCGGCGCAACTGAGATCATCGGCGCCCTCTCGGTCACTCCGATTTACATCCAGTAGACCGCTTCGCGGCGAGTGCCGAAAGTACCGCTGCTTTGACGGTTTTCCCCGAATGCCGCTATCACCTTGGGCATGTCCACGCCGATCACCCTTACCGGCACCACCACTGTCGCCAGCACTACCGTCTCGGCGCTTTCCAGCACCAGGCGCCTTTTCCCGGGCCAGACGATCGCCGGCGCGGGCATCCCGGGCGGCACGACCATCGTCTCCGTTTCCGGGGCCTCTCTCGTCCTCTCGGCCGCCGCCACGGCCGCCGCCACGGTCACGCTTACCGTCGCCCTGGTCGGCTTCACCGCATTCGTCGCCAACAACATTCAGGACGCCTCCGGACTTCCGCTGGCGGCGGGATCGCTGCTGGTGCAGCCGACGGACAACAACAACCTCCCCATCACCGCCAGCTCCGGCGGCGCGGGCGGCCAGATGGTGGTGGCGGCGGCAACCTTCCCGGTCGCGGCCGGGTCCATCGGCGCGGGCAATGTGGTTGCGGATACGGCGCTGACATTGCCAGCCAACATCTCGTTTCGCATCACGGTCCTCGACCCGCAAAGCCGCGTGCTGGCGGTTTACAAGGGCGTGCAGCCCACCGGCGCGACCTTCAACTTCGACACCTACACGCCCAACGTCCCGGCCCAGGCGCCGTATACCGTCGGGCTGCAAGGCGCGGCTGGATCGCCCGGATCGCCGGTCTTCGTCGACACAATCTCCGCGCTCACTTACCGGCTGGCTGTGGTCAGCGGCGCGCTCGGCCTGGTCCCGGCCAACGTGCTCGCAGACACGGTGACCGGCGATTGCTATGCCCTTGAAATTGTCAGCGGCGCCGCGACGCTCGTCTCCGTCGGGGCCACGCCTGGCGCTGCTTCCTCGCTCGGCTTCATCGATTCCGTCACCGGCCAACCCTACGCGCTCAGCGTGGTCAGCGGCGCCGAAACACTCACTTTGCTCTAGGAGACAAAAACATGAAGTTCCGCACCCTGTTGGCAGCAGCTTCACTTGCCCTGGCTTTATTCTTCGCGCCCGCAAACGCGCCGGCGCAGACGCGCACCTTTGTGACGCTGCCGAGCGTGCTGACATACTATGGCTCGACCTACTACAACGTGGGCGACCTGGTGACTTCGAGCAGCGTGACGTACATCTCGCTGGTGGCGAACAACCATGGCAACACACCGGCCTCGAGCCCGTCCGACTGGGCCGCGATCGGTGGCAGCGGCGGGGGCGGCGGCGGCGGCATCTCCCTGAGCGGAGACATTGGCGGAACCGACGCCACTCCGCTGGTGACTGGATTGCAAGGCCATGCGGTCTCCTCGACCGCGCCCGCAGCGGGTCAGTCTCCTCTCTGGAATGGCACTGCCTATGCGCCCACCAGCGTCCCCACGCTGGACTCCAATGGCCGCATCATCTACGCTGCCAGCCGGTACGGCGGTGTGCTGGGCAACGACAGTTCCGGCTACAATTTTGGCCCGGCAATATTCAGCAACGGCAACCAGATTCTCACTTTCAATGACGGCGGCGGGAGCGAGCCCGCGCTGATTATCGGCAATCCCCAACCTTCCAATGGAGCGGAGGTGAAGCTGGTGGGCGATGGTCTTTGTCAGTGGGCCAGTTGGAGTGCCGACTGGGGCGATGGGGCACTGAATAAGAACGCAGGAGGCTGCAACAATCCGAACGCCGCGCTCATGATGCAAGAGAACAACCAGACCATCATGGACTTCGAGCCGGACTACCACCCGAAGTTCCACGATAATGCGGGCAACCCGACCGTCTCCCCGATCTTCACCGGAGGGGCGGGCGGATCGAACTGCGGCACCGGTGCGACCTTCGATAAGGGTAGCAACGATGGGGCGGGAAGGATTGTGGTGGGCGCTTCGCCGCCGAGCGTCTGCCGAGTGACCTGGACCTTCCAATATGCCAATGCTCTTCCGGGGTGGGAGAATGCCGCTCCCCATTGCTCGGTGGAGAATGAAGGCCATCGGGCGACCGGCACCATTACCCTCAACACGAATCCCAACAGCGGCGACACGGTCACCATCCAGGGAACGGTGGTGACCTTCGGCAGTGACGTGCCGATCGGTTCGACTGCGGCCCTTACCGCGGCCAACCTGCCGAACTTCGTGGCAGGGTCTGGTCCCGCAGGCGCCGTCGTGCCAGGGACGGCTCCGGGAACCAATCCCACGCTGGCTCAATTCGATTACTCGCTCTCCGGTTCGGCCATCACCCTCACCTACACGTACATGGATGGCGTGACCGGGAACAGCGCAACCCTGGCCACCACGTCCGGCGGACGCATCACCGTCTCCGGCTCTACGCTGAGCGGCGGCGCGCTGCCGTCCAACCGCTATGTCGTGGCGCAGAGCGGGACCGGTGGCATGGCGATCTCGGCTCCGGGCGGTACG